TGAGGATCGGCAAGTGCCATGGCATTACTCCTTACAGTGGTATTCAATTATTATTGAATTATTATTGAATTAGGATTCCGGTTTACACTCTAGAAATTCCGAGTGCACCTAGAATCAGCCATTGCTGGGGCGAAAAGCCCGCAGGGGTTAGGCCAAACCCAAAGGGTGATGCTTTACCGCGCTGTTTTATTACGCGGCGGGATGTCTGAACGAATGGACCCTTATTTGTTCGGGTCCAAACACTTGAGAACAAACCAGTAGGACGTTGGTACCATAAGCCTTGCGGCCATGATACCTCCGACTCAATGGTTGTAGTTCTCATCAGATATCCATATTGCATCACAAGGTCGTCCGAGAGTAGCGCCGAGGCATTAGCCACGACGTCGCCAAAGTTGACGAACCAATCGGCCAACCATGTCCAAGGTGCGAGATTCCAAAGAATCTCGGGATCAAGTCGAGTCCCCAAAAGGAGATTCGCTTTCTCTTCGAAAAGAGAAAGTTCCTGCAGTGCTTCTGGCACTGACCGATGATAAAATCGGAAACCACCTGAAAACCAAGTTTTCACGGTGGTTCGGTTGATTTGTTCCGGCACCTGAGTAGTAGGCTTGAAGCTCAAATGATCTTCAGGCACTCCACCGTACGGCGTTCCCGCCATACGAGAGTATGAACCAGACGCTGGACTATTAGTCAGCGTGTTGTTAACATCTACTACATCTGGAAAGTGGTATCTTCTCCTTACAAGCCGCTCGATATCGCGGTCGTACTGTTCCAGTACGCCGCGAGCGGAATGTACGAGCTCAGCTAAAGCGGTCACGTCCCGAATTAACGGGGCCCAACCGAACTGGGCATTAAGGTACTCTTTACCACCGTTCCTAAAAACATCTAGGACGGTTTTAGAGCGACCAAGAATAGAACCGAACATAACTGGGATATTACCCAGTGTGCGAAGTTCCCCCAAAGTGACCGGAAGGTCAATCGAAGGTTTATTCGGTCGTGCCGCCTTAACGGCGGCAGCACCTTGTGTCCAGAGCTCTTGCTCGGCATTACTAAGACCAGAGCTTGAATAATGCGCTGGAAGGATGCGCGTGCTTAAAAAGCACGGGCCTACATGATTTACGTTGTAGGCGGACAGTAAAGTCCCCTGTTGTGCGGTAACGTTTAAATTAACGTAATTGCTACTCAACGTAGATCTCTCAGTAATGAAGGAGGCGCCCCAATCGTAGTGTGTGGCAGCCCAATCGGGCTTATAGCCACCCCTCCTAGCAGCCTCAAGGCTGTAACGGATGAGTGGCCAACCAGTCCACATACTCATGGTGCGCTGTGACTCTGTTTGCACAGAAGTCGCAAAGTTGGTCGTACCCGCTGAGGATACGATCTTACCACTGATAGGAGTCACGCTCCCGCGTGTCTTCGTTTCCATGGTTTCCCCTTCTACAGATCCGTTTAGGGTTTCTAAATACACCCATGCGGAAGGCACAAGCGCCTGTG